TCAGGTATAGTTGCTAATTTACAAGATAAAAACTTCGATGATCTATACTATCATATAAAAAATAAAAATTTCAAAAGTATGCGATCTTGGGTAGTAAACAATATAGATACAGATGCAAGCGCTATTTTTAGAGCCATTTATGATAGGATGTCAAATAAAGTTGCACCACAATCTATTCCACAACTGGTTCTTCTGCTTGCAGACTACCAATATAAAAATGCATTTGTAGCTGACCACGAACTTAACGTGGTTGCTTGTTTAACGGAGGTAATGTCAGATGTTCAGTTCAATTAATTTAACACTATACACTCAAGATGATTGTGGTTATTGTCATCTTTTAAAAAAGAAACTCGCTGAATGGGACTTTAGGTATAGAGAAATTAATGTCAGTTACGATTTGTTTGCAAAAGATTTCATGAAAGCAAAAGGTCATAGAACAGTTCCTCAATTGTATTGGAATAATACACACTTAAATAAACTTCCAACTACTGAGCTTACCAAGCAACACATTATAGACGAACTTGATTATGAAAATTACATGGGTGGAGTAGAAGATTGGGGAACTCTAAAAAGAGCATAGCCATTATCGGTGGAGGTGTCGCTGGCATAACCACTGCATACTTCCTAGCTAAAAAATATAAAGTAGTATTATTTGATCCAAACGGTGTGGCTGAACAATGTAGTTACGCAAACGGTGGTCAACTTTCTGTATGTAATGCAGAAGTGTGGAATAGTTACGATAATATAATCAAAGGTGTTAAATGGTTAACACAACCTGATGCACCTCTTGCTTTTAGACCAGATCATTGGTCTTGGTCTAAAATTAAATGGATTGCTGGTTTTATTGGTGCAACCATAACTAATAAGTACGATTATAACACACGTAGAACTATTGAATATAGTTTAAGATCTCGTAAGTTACTTAAAAAATTAATGAAAGAAATAGACATTGACTTTCATCATAATGACTGTGGTATATTACACATATATAAAAATCAAAAGTCTTGGGATAAAGCACAAAGAACTCTAGATAGATTTAAAGACACTGGTTGGGGTAGAGTTAAAACAAAAACAAATCTTATAAAGTATAATATTAAATCAAATGATGTGGTAGGTGCTACTATAACTAAAGGTGATTCAGTTGGTGATATACATGCCTTTTGTACTGCACTACAAACTCATATGCTTTCTGATAAAAAATATAATTATAGTTTTCGTATTAATAAAATTGTTCGTAATGAAGATGAAGTCTATTGGTCGAATCGAAGAGATATGGCAATAAGTATCGATACCCTTAAAAAAGATTATGATGAAGTTATAGTATGTGCAGGTGCATATACAAAAACATTTTTACCAAATTTAAATATATATCCAATCAAAGGTTATTCTATAACATATCAAAATGCTTATGAAGCTCCTACTATATCTGTGCTTGATGACGATAGAAAAATAGTAGCTTCGCCTTTTGGTAATAATGTATTTAGAGTTGCAGGTACAGCAGAACTTGCCGGTTGGAATCATGATATGAGGGAAGACAGAATTAAACCTTTAGCCGACTGGGTAAAAGAAAATACTTTTGTTGATAAAGATAATTATGAGAAATGGTCATGCTTAAGACCAATGACACCGAATATGTTACCTGTTGTTGGTAAAGTAAAAGGCTTATGGGTTAATAGCGGTGCCGGTCATCTTGGTTGGACAATGGGAATGGCACTAGCAGAAAAGTTAACAAAGGATATATAATGGAAACAGAAATGTTAAATCAATTTGTAAATCAACTTGCAATGTGTGAGTTATTATCAGCACATAGTATAATACAACCATCTATGGCATTTGAATGTTTACAAGTTGAAAACTTTATAAAAGAATCATATTTCGATAATAACTACAATGAATTTATAAAATGGTGGGATGCTACAATAGTTCCTATAGTCACAGAATTACAATCAATGGTACAAAAAAATGAATCCCTTTGAGTATTGCAATGCAATAAATTATACTAAGAAAAATATTATGATAGATGATATCACAGAAAAAGCATATTCATCTTACATGGTAAATAGACAATTATCTTACTTTCCAGATACAGTTTTAGCTGCAAATGAAATGAACCGCAACCATCATATTGATAACCGTCTTCAATTTGATTTTTTTATAAATATAATTAGAAAACGTAAAAGGTTTTCTAAATGGTTTAAACCAGAACAAATTAGTGATTTGGAAGTAGTTAAACAGTATTATGGCTATAGCAACGAAAAAGCCCGTCAAGTTTTAACACTCCTATCCACTGATAATATAAAAGAATTGAAAAATAAGGTGGCTAAAGGTGGAAGAAAATAAAATAGTAGAATGGAACCCAGCAAGCATGCTCGAGGTGACATTGAATGAGCCGGACGATTTCCTTAAAATTAGAGAGACTCTTACTAGGATAGGAGTCGCATCTCGTAAAGACAATAAACTTTATCAGTCTTGTCACATCTTACATAAACAGGGTAGGTACTTCATTGTGCATTTTAAAGAACTCTTTTTATTAGATGGAAAAAAATCAAACTTAGAAGAAAATGATGTTGGCCGTAGAAATACTATAGCTACGTTGATGAGTGATTGGGGTCTATTAACTGTAGAAAATAAAGAACAGCTACAACCTATAGCACCACTAAGACAAATTAAGATAATCTCTTTTAAAGATAAAGATCAATGGGAATTATGTCCGAAATACAATATTGGTAATGCAACAAAGTAAAATTAAAGAAGCTTATAGAATATTCTTTTTAGTAAAAGGTCATCTTGACATTACTGACGATACTGCTCTAGCATGTTACGATAATTACTTTAAAAGATTATGGTACAATCAAGAAGCTTGGGTAAGAGAAGAAGCATTTGAAATAGCTTATAAAAAAAAATTTGGACCTACTGGTTTAAATTAAAAAAAAATATATTATATATATTATAGAGGCGCCGATAACCGGGTCTCGTTAAACCTTGCTAGTCAATAGGAGGCAATTATGACTAAGAACTTTATTTATCCAAGAAACGCTTTTTTGGGTTTCGATCACATTTTCGACCAGCTAGAAAATATTCATAGCCACGCGAAAGATACTTATCCACCATACAATGTAGTTAAGCATGATAGTATGACATATGAGATTGAGATGGCAGTAGCCGGTTTCAAGAAAGATCATATCGATATTGAAATAAAAGATCATGTGTTAACGATTATTGGTGATAGACCAAAGCGTAGAGAACAAGACGCTTACGTCCATAAAGGTATCAGTGCTCGAAAGTTTAATAGGTCATTTAGACTGTCTGAATATACAGAAGTAGACGGTGCCGACATTCAGGATGGAATCCTTACTGTTAATCTCAAAGTAGTTCTACCAGAAGAGAAGCGACCTCGTAAAATTAAAATTAATTAATAACGAGGAAAAATAAATGACAACTCTAACTCAGGCTGTAAGTACAGCCACATGCCGGGTATGCGACGCAATTGCAGCCTGGGGCAAACGCACTCTATCAAATATTCAATACAATAGACAAATGGCAGCCAATAGACGTGTTGCTCAGGATCTTATAAGTCTTGGCTTTAATCATCAGAAGGAGCATGATCAAATACTCCGTCAGTTGAATGATCGCACTATTAATGAATATTATGGTAAGTACTAATATGTGGCCATACACTGAAGAAGAAAACGATTTTTTATCATAATCAAATCAAAAATTAGGCGGGTTCTTCCCGCCTTTTTTATTATAAATAGTTAATTATAAGGAGGTATAATATGAATATAGAACAGTTAAGAAAAGAACTTGAAGTGGATGAAGGAGTTAAATATGAAATATATAAAGATCACCTTGGTTACCCTACCTTTGGCATTGGTCATTTGGTTATTGATTCTGATCCAGAACATGGACAAGAAATTGGAACTCCTGTATCAGAAGATAGAGTTATCGAAGCCTTTGACAAAGACGTACAAATCGTGCTCTCAGATTGCGAGCGATTGTACAATGACTTTAATGTCTTGCCAGAAGAATGCAAACTAATCATTGCTAACATGATGTTTAATATGGGAAGACCGCGTCTATCCAAGTTTAAGGGTATGAAGGCTGGAGTAGATTCAAAAGATTGGAATAAAGCCGCAGATGAAATGATAGACTCTGCATGGTATAGACAAGTACCAAATAGAGCAGGTAGACTTGTTAAAAGAATGAGAGCATTAGCATAATGTCAGATTTAGATTTCGATTTTGGTTTTACTGCTGTAACTGAAGATGAGTTAGAAGCAGTACAAAAAACTAAAGTATCAGCAGAAGGCGCTCAAGAAAAACTTGATAAGCTTTATAATGCAATCACACCGCTATTAACTAACTTAAAGAAAAATCCAGAAAAAGAATATATTCTTTGGCCAAACAGGCTGGAGAAAGTAGAAGCATTTGAAGATCATATTCAGAAAATTTATTTAAAATAATCCTTTACTTTTACTAAAAACTATGGTATAATATAACTACAATGGAAAATTTTAAAACATTTTTATTAGAAGCTCAAGGAAAAGGTTTAACGATCTTTGATATTGATGAGACTATGTTTATAACCAAAGCAAAAGTAAAGGTGGTTAAAAATGGTAAAGTTATTAAGAAACTTGATAACCAAGAATTTAATACTTATAAGAAAAAAGCTGGAGAAGAATATGACTTCGGCGAATTCAAAAACGCCGAAGTATTTAAGCGGACGTCAACGCCAATCGCACGAATGATTAACAAAGTTAAGGCAATATTGAAGAATGCTACAAGAGCAGGATCAAAAGTTATTATCGTAACTGCAAGGCCTAACTTTGATAACAAGAAAACATTTCTAGATACATTTAGAAAACAAGGGATCGACATAGATAAAATCTATGTTGAACGTGCTGGTAACTTAGGTAGTGGACCAGCAGCAGAAAATAAAAGAGTAATATTTAAAAAATACTTAAATCAAAATATATATAAAAGAATAAGACTTTTTGATGATGCTAAGTCTAATCTTAAAGTTTTTTTATCATTACAAAAAGACTACCCGGATGTTTCATTTGAAGCATTCTTGGCAAAACCAAATGGCTCTGTTTCAAGAGTAAGATAAGGAGAAAAAATGAAATCGATACTGCACGCAATGGCAGTGGCAACACTGTCTTTGTTTTTTTGTTTGTCAGCGTACGCTGACAAGGTGAAAGTTGGATTTATATACGTAGGACCTATCGGCGACCACGGTTGGACTTACAGACATGATATTGGTCGACTTGATGTTGAAAAACATTTTGGTGATAAAGTAGAAACTATATACATGGAAAGTGTAAAGTATGGACCTGATGCCGAAAGAGCAATAAGGGCTATGGCAAAAGACGGAGCTGATATTATATTCGCTACATCTTTTGGTTATATGGAACCTATGTTAAAAGTTGCTAAAGAATTTCCAAATGTAAAATTTGAACATGCAACTGGTTACAAGCAATCTGAAAACATGGCTAGCTATGGTTTAAGATTATATCAAGCAAGACACGTTCAAGGAATTATCGCTGGAATGATGACTAAAACAAATAAGATTTGTTATGTAGGTGCA